GGCGTCTACGGATAGGCAGATGCAGGGACTGCCGAACGGCATACAAAGCATGTTGTGGTTTGAGCGTGTGCTGGATTTGGATAGCACGAGACAGTAATTGAAACGGTCTTGCCCGAATTTGGTTGTAGGCTATGACGATTTCCATTAAGATTCAGCGCTGCTACGGCTCGGGGCGGCATTATTACGTGTCGCTGCGCAAGAACCGGCATCACTGGCGATCTTCGGGGAAGCTTGATGATGTGCTTCAGGTGCGCGCCTGGCTGCGTTCGCAGCTTCGCCGCAAGCGTTTCAAAAGGCTGTTTTGTGGCGGATCGGCAAATCCTCGGTCCGGTTTTATGAGCGTGCTGGATGGCGTGTTTATCACCCTGGGGATCTCGGATCGTTGGTATTACGATGACAATAATTGAAGGATAGTGGCTAGTGGTTAGCCTCTGCTGGGGGTTGAATGTTTCGGAATTTGACGCAACGGGGACGCATGCGGCGGCTTAAAAAGTTGGGTCCGATGCGCGCTTGTGAGACTGCGGCGCTTGATATTCAGGGATCGGCGGAGCTGAGAGATAATGCCACGGCGAGACGTAATTCGAGCGGGAAAGCTGAGGCACCAGATCCAGATCATGGATCTGGCAACTCAGCAGGATCAATTCGGCGGCCCGATCACGGCTGACGCGGCGCCGTTTGCCACGGTGCGAGCTTCGATTGAGGCGCTATCCGGGCGCGAGTTATATCAAGCCCAGCAGATGGTTGCGCAGGTCACTCATCTGGTTACTATTCGTTGGATGGCCGGTCTTAAGTCGAAAATGGACGTTTGGTTTTCCGAGGGCTCGCCGGTGGTCACGCGCCAGTTTCAAATTCTCGACGTACAGAACCCGGACGAAAAACACCATGTTCTGCTTCTCTACTGCATCGAGCGTGATGATTCGGCTTATGAAATCGCCGGGCAGTAGGGGCGACGCGCCGCGTCGCCCTTACTGATTGATCTATGGCGCAGCCTGAATTTGACGTGAAGATCGACGGCCTGGATGTGCTTCAACGCAAGCTGGAAACCTTTCCGCTGGCTGTTGCTCGGCGATGTTTCCGTGAGGCTATGACGTTTGCGGTAAGGGTTTGGGTGGATGAGATGCGGGCGCGGGCGCCCAAGCTGGATAAGGTTAAGCTCTCCGAGAATCCGCGCTATGTGCGCACGCCGGGTTATCTATCGCAGCATATTGGCGTCAGGTTGACCATCAATCGGGATTTGCAGGCAAGCGCTCAGGTGGGTCCGGGAAAGTCCGCCTACTGGGGCCTGTTTCAAGAGCTGGGTCGGCGCGCCGCGGCCGCGGGATTAAAGCTTCCGGCGTGGCTCGGTGGACGCGGGAGGCGGAGCGGCGGAGCATCGGCTATGGCGGCCAGGCCCTTTGTGCGGCCATCGTTCGAAGCGCGGGCCGATGACGTGATTAACCGCTTCGCGGACAGCCTGACGAAAATTGTCGCCGAGGAGATTCAGAAACATTCTTCTCGCTAGTGGCTGGTATGTCGGCTGAAAACTGACTACTGAGAACTGAGAACTTTTTTATGTTTGAAGCTGGCTTGTACAATCTCCTCGCGAGCAATCCGGGTATCATGGCCCAGGTGGGCGGAAGCCCTTTCGCGCGCGCCGATGGCGCCAGCGGGGTTTTTCCCGTGCAACTTCCCGAGGCTAGCGTGCTTCCAGCTTGTGTTTATACCGTGCTTCACGGGCAGTCGGTTAATTCTGTGCAGGGTACTAACCGGCTGGAGTTCAAGCGCCTACAGGTGGATTGCTACGGGCGCCATTACGGGGATGCCAAGAACATGATGAAGGTGGTTATGGATTGCCTTCTTTCCTATCGCGGTCCGCTTTCCGATGGTACTTTCATGGCAGGCGCCCTGAAGGTTGCCGAGATTGATGCTTTTGAGGATGCCCCATTCCTCTATCGTGGCGTGGTTGATTTTTCCGTCCACATTACAAATCCAGCAGAGTAAGGGTTATCAGTTATGTGTAGGGGTGACGCGCCGCGTCGCCCCTACCGATAATTGCAAACCAAATTTTCTGAGGTGAACTCGCGATGTCCAACACGTATACCAAAAGCAATGCCTTTGCCGGCCTGGGCCTGATCGTGGCTATTGGCAATAACGAATCCCAGGAGGTCTTTACCACGGTGGGCGAGGTGCGGTCCTTTTCCGGTCCGGACCTCAAGAGTGAAACCGTGGACGTTACTAACGTCCAATCGCCGGGCGGGGTTAAGGAGTTCCTTGCCACGTTGACCGACCCGGGCGAGTGCGATATTCCGACCAACTATGTCCCGGATGATCCCGGTCAGCAAGCGGTGTACGCGGCCTGCATCGCAAAAACTCGGATGCCCTTCCAGATCACACTTCCTCCAAGTTCCTGCGAGGGCACTGGGTTAACGCCCGGTGTGTGGAATTTGACCGCTCTGGTTACCAACCTGAAGATCGATATTCCGTTAGACAAGGAAGCTACGTTCACGATCAAGTTGAAGGTTTCTGGGCTGCCCACTTTTACGCCGGCGTCTTGATAATTCGCGCGGTGAATTCAAAATCGGGTCATCGGGTCATCGGGCCATTAAAAAAACCTTGTGGGTTCAATGGTTCTTAAATGGCTCGATGGCCCGATGACTGAATGACCCGATCTTTGGAGGGGTTTCATGAAGCTTAAAGAAGCGCTCAAGCGTCGGATCGTGCCATCCGTCCTGCTTGCGCTTGATCTGACCGATGATGACGGCTCGCAAATGCAGCGCACGTTGCGGCTTTCGTTCGATTACAACGCCTATGCGCTGATCCAGGATCGAACCGGCCTTGATGCCACCGGGCAGGATGTTTGGAGGGACCTGAACGCTGCCACGGTCTCGATCATGTTGTGGGCCGCCGTGCTCGCCTGCCAGCCTGAATACGACGGTGAAGAGGGCTTGGGAGTGATTCGGTCTTATATGGACCGCGGTAACCAGGACCTAATCATGGAGAAGCTTTTCGAAGCGCACATCGCGGCACTGCCGGAGCGCGTGCGCAGTGCCTTAATGGAAGCCAAACAGCGCTTGAAAGAGGGTAAAGACCCTACCCGGCCTCCGACGCCTCCCGAGACGGCGGAGGGGACGAAAAACCTCTTACCTGGCTAGACCAATGGGCCATAGCGCGTTACGATTTGGGCTTGAGTGACGCCGAATTCGGGCGGCTCTGTCCTGCCACGTTTGACGCGCTACTGACGCGTAAGGGCGAAGAGCATAAGCGTAACTGCTATTACGCGGGCCTGGTGGCAGCTTCCGTTTACAATGCAAACCCTTTCCGGGAAAAGAATTCGAAGGCGGTAAGCCCGCTGGATTTCATGCCCGGCGAACGGCCGATCAAGCGCCAGACGGTGCAAGAGGCGGTGGCTGCCATGACCCGCGCATTCGGTTGTGGCCCCAAAAAGAAGTAGGGCCGAGCAGCGTTCGGCCATAAGAAATGTGAAACGATCCATGCTCACCAAGCTCATAAAATGGATTTTGATTTTACTGGCCTTGCCGCTTTGGGTGTTTCTGTGGGCGCTGAGCGGCTTTCGTAAGTTTGGTTTGTAGGGCGATTCGCCATGGCATTTTCGCTGGGTTCAATCTACGTCGAGCTGGTGGCCAATACCGCTAAATTCCTGTCTGGAATGGACGCGGCCAGCGTAGCTGCGCGCAAAACCGGCAAGGATATTCGGTCGGGATTGGGCGAGGTTGGGAACGCTCTGGCCGCGCTTGGGCCTGCTGGTCAGCAGATCGGCTCCGTGCTCGATGGTATTGGCAATAAGGCTAACGAGGCGTTCACCGTGGCCTCGCGCAACGGGCGCGGCTTCGGTACGCTGATGGCGGGATCGGTGCTGGGCGGCGTCACGGCGCTCGCGGGCGGGATGTTTGCATTGGCCGAGCACGCGGCGGACGTGGGCGCCAAGATTTACGATGCCAGCCAGAAGACCGGGATTAGCGCCGAGCAGATGTCCGGCTTGATGGCGATTGCTAAAGAGACGGGAGGGAATTTCGACGGGCTGACTACCAGCCTGGCACGGGCTAGTGTGAGCCTTGAGAAAACCGCTCAGGGCGCTGGCAAAACCAATAAGACCCTTTTCGATATGATGGGAGGGGCTAAGGGGGCCGCGGAGCTTGGACTTCAGCCCATGGGTGATCGCATTCAGGCTGTACTGAAGCACATTTTTGCCCTGAATGACGTTGGACAGCGCAACTTGGCGCTGAATCAGTTACTCGGCCGGGGATGGATGGGGAACGTCACGACTTTGAAGCTCCTGGCTGGGCAGGGTTACGGTCCGGCCATCCAGAAGGCGCGCGAGTTTGGAATTTATTTTGACGCGGAGCATGCGGCCCAGGCGAAGCAATTCCAAGCGTCTCTCGCCGAAATGAAAGGTGATATTGCCTCGCTTGGAATGACGATTGGTCAGTGGGTTATTCCGAAGATCCGGGACTGGATGCAGGGGCTGCAGGGCCTAAGTGCGCGCTGGGAGGCGTTCAAAAAGATATTGAGCGCTGGCGTGGCGATTATGTCCGGCGACCTTAGCGGGGCGCGGGATCGTTGGCATGAATACGAGGAAGCGAACAAAAAGGCTGACCAGGCGCAAACCGATTTCCTGGTACACCTGCAAAATGTGGCTGCGGGCGCTGGTAAAGGAGCGGACGGGGAAAATAAGTTAACGCATGGTATTAAGGCGCACGCGGACGCCCTGGCCGCGCTGATCGAACGCGAGCGCGACGAGATGGCGGAGCTTAGAATCCACGGCAATAAATCGCGCGAGATCCAGGCGGAGTATGATCGCACGGTTCGAGAGATCAATAAGGCCGTCGCGGCGGGGGGATCGTATTCCGAATCGCTGATCGCACAGGGACTGGCGCTTGATATTCTTCGCAAGAAGATCATGGATTATCTCTTAACGTTTCCCACCATGATTCCCAAACTTCCCTGGCTGCAAATGTCGAAAGCGCCGGATCTGAAAATTCCGAGCTTGCCGGGTCTGCCGGATGCTCTCGGCGTACCTCATCCCCTTAATCAAACGCTTTCCCAGCTTGCCAGGCTTACCGGCCAGGCGGATAGCACGCGGGGAGAATTCAAGGCGTTGCGGGAAGAGACTGAGCTTTCGGATGTTTCCTTCGCCAGGCTTGCGGCGGCGTTTCCGGGACTGACTGAAGCTGAGGTTGCGGCCACCGCGGCGGGCCGCAACATGATCGAACAACTGACCAAGCTCGATAAACTCGGCACGGCCTCCGAGCAATTCACGGAATTCAAAAATCGGCTGATTGTGGATGGCAACGACTTGGCCGGCCATCTGATTCATACCTTGGGCGGGGCGCTCGATCAGCTTGAAGACCAGCTCGCTCACCTCGCGATGACCGGCAAGGCGAATTTTAAGCAATTGGCCCAAGGGATCGGGGGACAGATCCTCAAGGACGGGATGCAAAAGGGTGTCAGTTCCATTCTGGGGCATTTCGGAATCAGCGCGGGCGGCGGTAAGCCTGAGGGCACACAGGGCTCGCCTTTCTGGGTGAAGTTGATTGACAAAATTCCGGGTTCGGGTGGATTGCTTCCGGGCGGTGGCGGATCGGCGGCTCCCAGCGAAGACGCTGGGGGCGGCGGCGGATCGGCGCTGGGGCAAGCGGCGAATGGCTTGGGGAGTATTGCCTCGTCTTTGGACAGGCTCTTTGCCGGATTCCTGGCCTCGGGTGGCGACGTGAGTCCCGGCCATGCCTATGTGGTGGGTGAGCGGCATCCTGAACTGTTTGTGCCTCGGGCGGCGGGTAGTGTCGTGCCATCGCTGCGCTCGCAGGAAGTGCGGCCATTGACCTACGCGCCCACGTTCCACATCAATACGCCCAATCCTGACGCATTCAGGCGCTCGCAGAATCAGATCTTAACCGAGGGCTATCGGACTATGCTGGTGGTTCATGGTAGGAATTCGTAGGGGCGGTTCGCGAACCGGCCCTACCGCGGGATATCCCATACAAAACAGGCAACAGGCCGGTGGGCTGGCACACGGAGCGGGTCACACGATGGTTGTGGCCGTCTATAAGCCGGACCGTGAGGCCACAGCGGAGTACAGGCCGGCATAATGGAGGCAAGGGGAACGGGCTGGGCCTCAGCCAAGCGGTCGATAGAGGGGGCGGATTCCGGCCTGCCTCCTCTCGTTTTTGGTAGGGGCGACGCGCCGCGTCGCCCCTACAGGAATTACTATCCGGTGGGCTGGCACACGGAGCGGGTCACACGATGGTTGTGGCCGTCTATAAGCCGGACCGTGAGGCCACAGCGGAGTACAGGCCGGCATAATGGAGGCAAGGGGAACGGGC